GTGCCATGGTGCTTAGGATGCACTCAACTGTTTCTCAGAAAGACCCGTAGGTCAACTGATTAGTATTTGGGAAGTATCTTAATCCACTTTGGTGCTAGTAAAGTGGCTGCTCTTTATCCATAGCATACGGAACCCCGTTCCGGAGTCCTAAGACTGCTCCAGACTTAGATCCACCCCTCCTCATCATCAGAGTCATCCTCTGGGGGAGCAATGCTCTTCTGAGGGGGTGCTTTCGGATCAATATACGGTTTGGCCTGTTTGAGAGTAAACTCTCTCATAGATGCATCCAAGGATGAATCTAGGGAATGTAAACGTTTTCGTAAACGATCCCAGTGGGCATAGACCGATGAGACCCGAATAGCCAGTGGATCTAGTTCTGGCCGTACAGTTGCCTTCGTAGAAGGCAACGGGACCAATCCTGCTTTATCAACAGACCTCCATATCTGACTAATAATAGCAGAGATCTGAACCAAGTTTAACTTGATCTTAAGTCCCTGAAGGTGACGTAAACTTTTCGAAGCAAGTTCGAGAGAATTTGTAGCGCTCACCATGGCCTTGTTTGCTGCGGCATCAGTAACCCGTGTTACCGGGTCCTCGATTTTCTCCGTGAAGAATAAATCTTCCTGGAGTCCCTCGAGCGATTCCATCACTGGGTCGACTAAGACGCTCTGCACAGAAGTACAGAATGGCCCAAGATCAGCCAACTTAGTTCCCTCCATAGGGCGACTAATGTCAGCTGATTCAGACCATAGCCATTCAGGCCATGTAGAGAATGCAAATCTAGCTCCCATAACAGGATTCGTCAGAGATACGCAAAGTGCTCGAACCCGTTGAGGCAATTTGCTCCAACGTGCTGAAGAGACTTTTGAAGCGCTTCTGAAACCTGCACCAAGAGCCCGAACAAAGTTAGACAGTGTCCCTTTTGAGACCCACGCTGCTAAAGCACAGGCTACACCAGACTGTGATTGGGCAGCTGCCCAAAATTTGACTGGTAAGCCCGATAAGTCAGACCCTTCTACGAAGAGTCTTTTCGCGAACTCGCAAGTTTTCTTACGAGACACTAGACTTTTAGCAAGGCCAATCTCAACCGAGAGATATCGGCACAAGGTTCGGTACTTTTTGGCGACCATGTCGTCAGCGATGAGAATATCATCACCTAGTACACTGTACAGGTCAAACCAACCTTTGTAACCCGCTCTCATTGCGGAAAATTGGACCATAGCATGATGTGTAAGGGCGAGCATACCCCACGATGAGTATGCCCCCATTGGTTGACCTACCGCGTAACGAAGGAACCGAGTTCCAACGTTCTGCTCTCGTGCAACCCGTAAAGGGATCACATAGGGTCGACCAACCAATAGCTCAGACCATGCTTGCGCAAAGTCCTCGCCGAACACTTCTGCGAGCAGAATCTCCTGGATTTTAATGGGTATACGATCTGTAGCAGAGCTCAGATCATACGAGTAGATCGTTGTTTGTTCGTCTACCCTCTTCAACAGACGATTGACCGGTTTTAATTGGTCAAAGGTCCCATCTTGTGGGATCTCTTTCAAGATCTTAAAGAGCCACTCGTGTAGTGGATGAAGAGCCCACTGGGTCCAGGGATCCGCCAAGGCTACAACTCGTATCTTACCAGCTGCTTCTTCTAGGAGGGCAAGACGTCCGCAGACATTCTTACCGTATCCGTGGGCGTTCGTTATTTGCGAACGATTCACCGAACGGGCCTGCCAGTAAAACGTGGCAGTTTCTAGAAGCTTGGTATATAAAGACTGTGTCGTTCCTGCTCCACCTGGAACAAGTTCCAGGTATCGCAGTAATAGATTCGTCTTTAAAGACCCAAATCCTTCTTTGCTTGGAGTTTTGCTCCACAAATAAGCAGAAGAGAATCTGTGTGCGTAGCTAGTAGGAGTTCCTTGCAACCAAGCAGGTACTCTTTTCTTGGCAGCTTTGAGGTCTGAGACCATCTGGCTGATGGCCGGATCCTCAAATCGGTCAGCGGATACCGAAGAGATCACAAATGGTTCTGGTCTTGCTAATAAGGATGTTCCCATCCCTTTCACATTCTCACCCGTGTGTAACTGAATCCCATTTAAGAATGGTCCACGAATAAACGCTTTCCACTCAGCAAGGAAGGTTGGACTTAACGTCCGCCCTGGCCCTAAAATTGTTGAGAAGTTAGGACGTCCCTTACAGGGTATCACACGGTACATCCCGAAGAATGTCAACCACAGCTGGATCGTCTCTCTGTTTCCAGAACGGACCTGTCTCCGAACAAATTCGGGCATAATCCGTGGGAGTCCATCCCGAGACCGGGCAACTGCAACCTTTCCAATCTTTCGTGAATGGAAAGACAGAAGCCCTCCAGGTAATGCCTGCATAAGGCAAACATTACAGACTTTCAAGTACATGACCAGGCCTTTTCGGCCTTGAGTTTTACCAATGGACACGCATGCTTTAGCGAATTGCGCTAGTTGAATGATTCTCGAGCGAGATACTTTCCCTGACACCAGCCGCACCCAGGAAATCCCGGGTTTGAGCCAGTGCCTCCAGACTTTTAGGTCTGGACGCCATGAAACAGGTCGAGTTATTATCCTTTGTTGTTTGAGTCAAAGACTCTGCAATATAAGTTTCATAATTTTGACTATCCAAATGTCCTATTACGGGCAAGAGGCTGTTTCACCTTCGGTTTCCCTACGTGATACAAGTACCACAAGGGGCCGCAGGCGCTCTTGGTAGAGTCGGTAGTTAAACCTCGCTGGTTTCACATCAACTACAGGCAACGTCGTAATGACCCCGTCCCGATCCAGAAAAGCCTTTCTTAAGAGCTTAGCTAGTTCTTATTGCAATAAGGTCGGAACATACCATCCGTACAGAAGCTCTGCATAGTGTGTACCAGCTAACGTAATGGGCACCTACATAGAGGCGGTAAGTATGCGCCGTATTCCAGCTTTCATTCTCACCACATAAGTAGGTCACACTGATACTTCCTTAGTCCCAAGGGACCCTGCCGCTCCCCGTCGTTCGGACGGAATGGACGGTTTGCGCGTACCCCTGTGACAGTCGAAGTAAGACTGAACAGATCTGGCTTGCCAGCTCTCCTCCTCGCCCCACATGTTCCACACCTCCGTTAAGAGCAGAGATGCTTCCCAATAGGGATAAAGAAGGACAAGGACTAGTGGGCTAATTGCAGGAGAGGAGCCCAAACACGATCGCTCATGTCTGGACATCATACTTTTGTGAACCGGGCAGATCCACAATTCGGATTTCACGCATTGTTACCTTTGCGTCTCCCCAACCTAAGTATGATCCAGGATACCATACAGTGATGACCCAAATACGTTAACCAACCTTTTGGTTCACGGAATGACTGAGACCCTGAGAGGACTAGACACACTAGTATAGCCCTCAGGATGCACGTGATCATATTAAGATCCATACTTCTTGCGAAGTACTTCTCTTGACAGATCTGGTCATCCAGCTTTGTCTTGGAAGTTTTCCAAG